GTTGCTGTTGACGTGGCTCCTTATCCTATTGATTGGAGTGACCGTGATAGGTTCCATTACTTTGGTGGCTTTGTTCTCGGAGTGGCGAAACAGATGGGTATGAGGGTCAGATGGGGTGGCGACTGGGATATGGACACCCAAACGAAAGACAACAAGTTTGACGACTTGGTTCACTTTGAAATAAAAGAGTAATGCCTAAGCAGTTCAAAACATACACTAGGTTTGACGGTGGTTTAAATACTAAGACCAATGCTCGCTCTATTAAGGACAATGAGCTCTCTGACATTAAGAATGCTATAGTAGATGAGTTTGGACAGATACAGTCTTGTGGAAAAATAACTGATAATACAAGTGATTATGCAGCACCCAATGTTGATGCTTCAGTTGCTGGTTATGGGTTGTTTCAAGGGACTTTTGATTATAATAATGGCGGTACCAACGCAGCAACGGTAAGAACATTTTTAGCAGACACGGATGATACTTCGGATACCAGAATAGACATCTATGATGCTGGCGGGTCTTGGGCTGCCGATGCAATAGACTTGGGTTCCACCGCTGGCGGTGCGGTGATATACGATGTAGCAGACGGCGCTGTGAGGGTATGTGATACTAATTTTGGGGCTGGGAACGCGGTAAAATGGTATGGTTATATCAGTAAAAAACTTTGGTTAGATTCAAGCGGTACACAATTAAATGTTGGTGGCGGTAGTGTACAAAATGTAACAGGTTGGAAAACAGATAGTGCACCTCCTCTGCCACCTTTTAATGGAACTACTGGGACTGGAATAGTTGCCGCTGTCTTGACTAAAGAGAAGGGTTTAGTGTTTACAAGCGCAGGAAGCCCCAGTACGACTTTAACTGTTGGAGGAACAACTTTTGCCACCACCTATGATACTCAATTTGATAGCGGTTTATACGTAGCTATTAATGAAGACGGTAGTGAGGTGCAAGGGATTGCATCGAGAACAAACACTACTACTCTTATTTTGGAATCTGCAGAGGCGTGGGGTGTTGGCGCAGATGTGACTGGTTATATTGCCCCAGACGCTGGGTTAGGTTTTAATCTGGAAGTTGTACCAACTAGTGCTGGTTCGTTTACTGCCGCTACATATGAATTTGCTCAGACATTCATTTATGACGGAAATCAAGAATCCTTACCTACTACTATGACGGGTACTATCGCCGTAGCAGCAAGTAAATATTTAGGTTGTACGGTTATTGCATCCCATGGATATGCGGATAGAGTAACTGGTGGAAGAATCTATTGCAGAGATAGTACATTAAAAGGAGAATGGGAACTGCTTGTTGATATCTCTTTAACAGATGGATGCAGGAGCAGTTTGGAGGCTGATTATAACGGTTGGGATGTTATGTATTCGCAGTCTGCCTATCTTATTGGTGGAGCAGCTGTCGGTGTTAATAGCTCTGATACTTATGCCTCCTTGAATGGGTATTCCTCAGACCTTTCAACAGCATCGGTTGGTGCAGCTGGGGAGGGTTATAAAACCAGCGTTGTCACTAACAGAAGAAAGTTTATAGCCAATGTAAAGTCTATAAATGCAAATGGTCAAACTGAGCTTTCGGCTGACAAGTTGCTGTATAGTGAGATAAACAAATTTGATACATTTCCGGTTACTAATTTTATAGAGATAGGTATAAACGATGGTGAAGACTTTATTAAGTTAGAATCCTTTGCAGACCGTATCTTAGCTTTCAAACAAAAGACTCTTTATATAATCAACGTAGGTGGTGGTTCTGACACTCAATGGTTTTTGGAGAGTGAGCATAAAAATATGGGTGCCCCCTTCCATGCTGCTGTTGTTAAGACGGATTTTGGTGTGGCTTGGGCGAATAAACAGGGTTTATTCTTTTATGATGGTTCAAAGATTACCAATCTACAGAAGAAGATATTGGAGTCCACTTGGAAGTCCTTTGTCAACGCAGATACCATGGTTGGGTTTGAGCCAGTTAATAAACATTTAGTCGTTATGAGAGACGCAGCTGCTTCCGGTGGTACGAGCGGTGATGCGTATGTATATAGTTTTACAACGAATAGTTTTACATTTATTGAGGACTTGGCAGACAACGCAATCAAGACAAACATTATTACAGACGCCTACAATCAAATGACATTAGGTATTGGCACTGATGAGCTGGAGTCTTACGATGGAGAACCGGATTCTGGTGCGACATTTGATATCACGTTAAAAGATGACGATTTCGGACTACCAAATACGGTTAAAAAGATTTATGGTATTACTCTTGAATATGCAAGTAATGCTTCTAACTTAAGTGCGATTAATTATGTTTACGTAAATGATAGTGGGACAAGACAGGGCTCTTCCACCTCCGGTTTATCCAGCTCTACAGTAGCGTCTACAAGCGCAGATTTAGATGTTAATAGATATACATTTGATACTCCATTGCTTGCCTCCTCTTTCCAGCTAAGATTGGACTTAAATGGAACCAGCCTTCAAACAATAAATAATATTGGGATAGAGTACAGACCTATATATAAGAGGGTAACATAATGCCCATTGATAGGGAAAAAAGATTTTTATACAATGCGAAGAAAGTAGACTCCAAGATTCAAATAGGCTTTCCAGCCAGTGCTTCTGGCAACAACGGTGAAGAGAGAATGGTAAAAACACCCGATGGAAAGTTAAGGCTCTATAGAAAAGAGCTTGGCGCTTGGTATTACTTAGAATTTACAAGGACATAATCATGGCAAACAGTTTAATGGAATTATATGGCGGTGGTTTATTAGGGCCATCTAACAATTATCAATTAGGTGGAAGGATAGCTTCCGCAAAAAGACAGAGTGAATACCAAGGCGAAGTGCGAAGATTAGAACAGGCGGCTGAGCGGGCGGCTAAAAGACAAAGGCGTGCTAGTGGATTGGGTAGCATTTTAAGTACAGTTGGTAGCATTGCTGGCTCGTTTATACCTATACCGGGAGTGGGAACGGCAGTGGGTAGTGCGATTGGTACGGCTATTGGCTCTGGTCTTGGAAGGTTGGCGGGAGAAAGCACTTACAAGGGTACAAAAGTAGAGGGTGGAAAATACGCTCAACAATCAAGAAAAGATATACAGGGTGCCTCAGACGATTTTAGAAAAAGCATGGGTGAAAGAGCCTTGGTTGGTGGTCTAAAATCTGGTCTTATGAAGTTTGCATCGACGGGTGGAGCTGACTATTTAAAAGCAAAATTTGACCCGCAATTCGCCAAGCTCCCAAAAGCGGACATTGCTAAGTTAGAACAAATTGAGGGTGGAATAGGATTTGAGACTCCTCAGGTCGAGGCTCTTTTTGATACAGATTCTATTGCCGCTCAAGAGCTTGGAGCAAGGGAAGCTTTAAGAGGTAGGGCATCAGCTTTTGTAGACCCATCTTCGTATACTCCTTTTGAAGATATGCCTTTATCTGATATTCCAGCTACCCAATTAGGTGATTTTTCAAATATTGGGCTCCCATATCAGCCCCCACCTGATGCTTATGGCCCATTTCTTGGTGGGTATCAAAGTGAAAGCCGATATGGCCCATTTCTTGGTGGGTATCAAAGTGAAAGCCGATATGGCCCATTTCTTGGTGGGTATCAAAGTGAAAGCCGATATGGCCCATTTCTTGAGGGATATAGAAAGCGTGGTGGTCTAATTAACTATATGGCACCAATGATGCAGGGCGGTGGAAGAGTAGGAACAGAATATGACCCCAATAGACCACAGCAGCAGCAACAGCAACAAACAAACCCATACGGTCAGCAAATGTTTGGAAGTAACAATCCGGTGTTTGGGCCCGGAACAGATTGGTCTGGCTTGCCCATTGGTGGGGTGACGGGGGGTGGAGCTGGTGGAGCAGGCGGCGGTGGTGGAGCGGGTGGAGCACAGACTCCATATGGTCGCGGAATTAATACCGCATATGGTACGGCAACTGATGTGGGAGGAGCTTTGACCCAAATGGGTATGGAAGACGTTATGAATGACCCTAGGTTCGCCCAGTATGCGGGTGACCTACCCCAATTTGGTATGGGCTACGCACAGCAAGTAGGTGACATATACACAGGTGGGAAGCAAGCAACTCGCGCTATCAGGGGAGGGGCTAGAACAGCCGCAGGCCAAAGAGGTTTTGGTCGTAGCGGAATTGGTAGTCAACAATTACAAAGTTCTATGACTGGCTTATATACTGATATAGATAGACAAAGACGTGGAGTGGTTGAAGGTTATCAAGCCGACTTACTTAGCGGCATCCGCGACATTGAACAAAAGGGTGAGTTTGAATTTGGAGCTGCCGCAAGTGCCGAGAAGATTTCCCAACTACAAGAGTTGGTGGCCGCAGGTGGTGTAAGAGGACGGGCCGCGGCGTCCATGTTGGAGCAGTTACAACAACAGGGTTTATATAATCCAACTGGATAGAATATTATAATTAGAGGTGAATAGAAATGGCAACTAGATATCAACTTGGAGATGTATTACTCCCCGAAGCTGAGAACTTGGCAATCGCTCTCCCAAGGATAATAGCACAGAGCAAGGCAAACCAGCTAGACGAGCGTAGACTGAATCAAGAGAGTAGACGAATTGGAATAGCCGAAAGCAGGGCAGAAGAAGCCCTTGCCTTCCGAGACCAGCAGGCTAGAATCTCTCAGCAAAACTATCTTCAGCAACAGGCGTTTCAAAAATCACAAGCTGAAGAAAAGACAATGAATAGTCTGTTAAATTCAGTTACTGAGCCCTATCAAAAGCAGGCTATTTATAATAAATATGGTATGTTCGATATGGCTGCTCAAATGGAAGTTCAGGGTGATAAAGAAGTAGACCAAAAAACCTCATTAAAAAGTTTTTATGCTGTGAGTTCTGCTAAAGATATAGTAGAAGAAGGGAGTAAAGCTCTTGAAGGGTTAGACCCTACCTCCGCTGCTTATGGACAAGTGGTAGCTAGACGAGACAGTGCTTTTAACGAAGTTCAAAATTCTTATCAAGATATGTTGAAAGACCCAAGGTATAAATTTCAGTATGATATATTATTAGCTAGTGCTAAAATGCCCAGCGCTGATATTAAAGGAATTTTTGAACAAATGGATGTAATGGCAGAGAGGTATCAAAAAGAAAGATATGGTGAGTCTGAAGATGAAGATGGAGAAGATGGGAAAGGAAAAACAGTAGAGGAACAAGCTGAAGAACTGGTGGTTTCTAGTTTGTTAACTGGGGATGCTTTCCCGCCTAAGGACGCTTTAGACTTTGACCAAGAAACGCAAGCCGGTATTAGAGAAATAGCAGCTGGAGTTGAGTCAACATCTAAAGTTAACATTGGTACTTTACTAAGTTCTATTTCAAAATTAGAAAATAGAAAAGATATATTAGATAGGACAGCAGCGCTT